CTCGACGCCGTCGCCGCCCTCGACGCCGTCGCCGCCCGCGACGCCCTCTCCGGCCGCGACGCCATCGACGCCGTCGTCGCCCGCGACGCCCTCGACGCCCGCGACGCCCGCGACGCCCGCGACGCCGTCGCCGCCCTCGACGCCCGCGCCGCCATCGCCTTCCGCGCCGCCAGCGACGACCTCGATCTGTACGGATTCGCGGCTATGATCCGAGAGTTCGGAACTTGGTGCATCTTTAGAGCATCCTGGGGGTGGAGCTGGGATTTGTCCTGGCTTGCAAGCACCTACCTGGGAGCTCTCGAATTAAATTGTGACGATGTTCTCAGGTGGGCTGCACCTGTTTTTGAGGCATTCGTCGCCGGCGCCTGGTTTCTGATGTGGACACCTGAAAGTCTTTATTGGATTCCCAAACCCACAATATGCGTAGAGAGGGGCTCTTTTGGACGCAGACTCCACTGCGAGAATGGGCCAGCCTGCGAGAATGAGATAGAGAACCTCTACTTCTGGCATGGGGTGCTCGTGCCGGCCTATGTGATCGTCTCTCCCGAGCACATCTGCCTCGCGGAAATTCAAAAGGAAACCAATGAAGAGGTCCGGCGCGTGCTGATAGAACGGTTCGGCTGGCCGCGCTACCTGATCGAGAGCAAGGCCAAGCGCCGGCACCGGCGCTATAACGAGCGCGATGGGCAATGGGAGGAGCTCTATCGATTGGAAAATGGCACTCAGCGCATCCTCGTGCACGACCCATCGACAGGCAGGAAATACGCGATCGGAGTACCAACAGAAATCGGCACCTGTGAAGAAGCGCAAAACTATCTCTCCCACGGCCTCGACAGGTTTGCGATCCACCGGAGTTAACATTTTTTAAGGAGGAGTTACATGAAGACCAGGACCAAAGCGCGAAAGCTGCCTGAGAACATGGTGAATAATGCGCCCAGGATCCACGCGACCTTCGAGCCGGGCGACGTCGCTCACCAGGGAGATCTGATCCTTATCTGCATTCGCCACCTGCCGCACTCTGCCCGGCCACGCGCGGACCGGCAGCTCGCCGAAGGATCAACCCAGGGCAGCCGGCACGTCCTCGAGCGCGGCGAGGTTTACGATGCGGACCCGGCGGAAGTTTGCCGCCTGGTCAAGGACGCCACCGGCTGCGATGTGGGAGCGCAATACCTCGGGCCGGTGTTCATATCTCCAGAGAATCCCAGTTGTGACGATCTGACCCATCCCGAGCACGGCAATCATGGTTTCCCTGCCGGAACGGTGTGCGCCGTGGTCTACCAGAGGAACCTGGACTCCGAGCAACGCGAGCAAAGAGTCCGGGATTAAATGGACCGCGCCAGCTCGAGGGCTTGATCCAGCAGGTCGATCACTGCCTGCCAGGCAGGATGATCCTCGAGCGCGGCCAGGTCCGTCCGGGCTTGCTTGAGCCGCCGCAGTCCGCGGGCCCGGCGCTGGGCTAGGTCGTGCCGCTCACGCTCGGCTTCCTCGGAGCGGATCGCCTGCGCCTCGCGGCGCTCGATGTAGGCCTTCCGCTCGTCCGCGGTCATTAGCGCCAGCTTGTCAGCGGCCAACCCTGTGAGCCGCGAGCGCAGAGAACGCTCGCTCGGACTGCTGCCGTTTTGCCGATCCATCAGCAGCCCGACCTTGGCGGCCCGGCCGAGGCGAAAGGCATGCACCCGGCTGATTCCCCAGCGCTGGCGGACATACTGCTCGAAGGTTCCCGAGGCTCGATAGAGCTTGTCGCGGCGGATCTCGTCGATCGCCAGGCCGACCGTGATCCACTGGGCGACGCCGCCGGCCGACTCGATTCTCGCCTCGAGCTCCGCCAACCGGCCGGCCTCGGCGACCGTGAGCGGCCTTTTCAGACTCTGGGGGACCAACATGTCGGGCATAGCTCTACCTCCTAGCTCGCTCGATGAATGAGAGTGTCGCCCTGCGGGGTGCGCAGCAAGATCGGGATCCGCGCCTCGGGACTGCCGATAAAGGCGTCCTCGGCGAGCTGCTTGACCCGGGCGGTCTCCGTTCCATTTAGAGGCTGGGCGCTCACGAGGACGAAACGCAGGCCGCCGGCGTGGCGGAGCGTGATCCAGAGGGGGATCTTCGCCAGGCGCAGGGCGCGCATGAGGAGCCGCAACTCGCTTCTCTCCCTCATCTGCTGACTCCTGACTTCTGACCTCTGACCTCTGGCTTCGGTGGCTGCCAGTTCAGGATCCGGCCGCGCCTCTGGAGGATCGCGAGCTCCTCTTCCCAGGCCTCGGCCATCTTGGCGGCCGGGTCGACCTCCTCTTCCTCGTCGTCGGCGTTACGGGCGTCCTGAGTCAACGTGACCAGGCCGAGCTGCACGGGCCGCCAGTTCCGCGTGGCACCGAGCAGCCGGCCGACGACGTCCACGACCGACTCCTGGCCCTTGAGATCGCCGGGGTGCCGCAGGCCCTGGTTGGCTCGCCGGCGGGCGGCGAGGACGGCGACCCGGGCGGCGCGGGCGAGCACATCGAGCGGCTTTTTGGGCGGCCGCGGCTCCTGATAGGCGCGGAGCTTGGCCTCATCGATGAGGGCGATCCAGTCGGCATAGGAGAAGTCGTCGTCGTCCCAGACGTGGCTGCGGAGGTGCTTGCAGGGCGGGGCCAGGTGCACCGGCAGCTCGCACGGGCCCTCGCAGTTACAGTCGATCACCTGCGGGCAATGCCGGCACTCGGGGATGTCGAGGAGCTCGAGCGTCTTCTGCAGGCCGAGCTCGGCCACGAGCTCGTCGATTGTGAACTCGGCCAGGACCTGGGCGATCGGCAGAAGTCGGAGCTGCTCGAAGGGAGAGAGATCGGCGGCTTGCAGGACCTCGTTGTCTAGCATGCCTTCGAGTATGCCGCCGGCCTGGCGATCAGAGCCATGTAAGGAGGTGGCTTACAAGTTGTGAGAGGAGGGGGCTTGGGGCGGGTTAGCCTGACAACCAGGCTTCACCGCTCGCCACCGGACCACCGGACCCAAAAGGCCTCCTACTCTTCGATGATCCCATAGCCCCTGCCGCGGGCATCGCGCTTGTTATCGACCAGGCCGGTTTTGACGAGCCTGGCGAGGGCGTGCTCGATGGTGCTGTCGCCGTGGATGTGCAGGGCACGCTCGAGGTGCTCCTTGATCTCCTCGGCGGTCAGCCGGCGGCCTGCTGCCTTGATGACAGCCAGGATGTCGGTCTCGCACTCGGTGAGCATCACCCGCGGCACGGCGCTGGCCTGCGGCGCCGGTAACTTGATCGACCGGCCATCCCGCAGCCGGATGATGAGGTGCACGGGATTGTCGCCTGGGAACCAGCGGGCCAGGAAACTACGGACCGCCTCCCAGAGTCGATCGACCGCCATTCGACCTCGCCGATGAGGATTGAGCGAGTCGTCTTTCGTCTTTAGTATCGCATAAGTGGCGATAAATGCTAGCTTGAAAGGGGGTTAGGAGTGCCCTACAAGCCTCCCACGCACCGGCCGAGGCGCTTCGGCCCGGCCGATACTCGCGGCTCGGCCGGCGACCGTGGCTACGATTACACCTGGCAGAGGTTCCGGGCCTGGTACGCCGCCCGGGTGCCGGCGATCTGCGCTGGCAAGCTGGCCGATGGCTCCCTCTGCGGCCGCCCCGGACCATCGCCCGAGATGCACCTCGACCATATCCTGCCCCTCGACCAGGGCGGCGCTCGGCTGGATCCGGACAACGTGCAATGGCTCTGCCAGGCCTGCCATAACCGCAAGACGATGAAAGAGAACCGCCCGGTTCCGTAATAAACGGCCCTCGAAGGCACGCGAGGGGCCGAGGAGGCATTCCTGTCCCTTGGGTTTTTGCCGTCTGCGCCCTGCATCGTCTATCGTCTTCGCATGGCCACCCGACAGGACAAAGCCGTCGCCGCTGCCAACCAGTTGATCGGCATCGCCAACCAGCTAGCACTGCTGCGGGCCCAGATCAATGATTACGTGACCACGTATAACAACGAGGCCTATAGCACGACCTGGGGCGCCTTCCCGACTGCGGCTCAGAACGCGGACGGCAGCCTCGGCACCGCCGACGGCACGCCGACGGCCGGACACCCGATCGACACGCGGGTTGCAAACGTCGGTCTGCTCACGAAGGCCGTCACGGCGGCGATGCTCTCCAGCATGGTCACCTGTCTCCAGCAGCTCCAGAACTTTTTCAGCAACGCTACGGTCACGACCGGAAACTATAACCAGTCGATCAACGATCTCGCCGGCTAGGCCGAGGAGGCTCGCGATGTTCCTCCTCTGTCGCGACTGCCGGCACCGTCACCAGGTCGCCAATCCGCTGAACCTCCGCAGCGAGCTCCGCGACTGGAAGGCGAAGCACAAGGGGCACCGCACTGCGCTGAGCTTGCGAACCTCGCCGCGTCAGCGCGACCTGGTCGGCAAGCTGCCGCGCTGGCTCGAGAACGCCAACGTCAAGAGCGCCTTTGGGGCCAAGACCTCGATCACAATGACGTCGCTCAACTCCCTGGCCAACGGCTCGGGAGCGCAGTCGGCGGCAGTCGATAACACCTCGAACCTCTACCTCGATTTCCGGATCCGGATTCAGATCCCCGGCGCCGCCAGCCAGACCGGGCTGGTGGATTTCTACTGCGCGAGCGCCCTGGGCGACACCACCTACCTCGACGGCGCCAGCGGCAGCGACTCGTCATTCACCGCTGGGAACCGGCTCAATGCCCATTACCTGGGCTCGATCCAGACGGCGACCTCGGGCACCCAGATCGGCGAGGTCACGATCGCCCAGGCCTTCGGCGGCGTCTGTCCCGACAAGTTCGCGCTCGTTGCCATCAACAATGCCGGCGCCGCGCTCACCGCCAGCTCCAACGTGGTCGAATACGAGGGCGTTTATGCGACCGTCATTTAACTTCCGGGCCCGGAGGATGGCGGCGACGTCGCTCTGGGAGAGTGGCCTCTTCGCTTTCACCGGCATTGTGAGCGGCTATCTCTGGCTCGTCCTGGCCGGCGCGGCGGCGGCCGTGGCGGCCCTGGTCTACGCCCTGCACGTCGACTTCCCGCTTGAGGAAGAGGAGCTCTCTTGAGTGGACAGCTTCCGCCTGCCCCTGAGTCGCCTGAAAGCCCTGCAGTTCACGGGCGCCGGTTCGACCCGCGTTAACACCAATAATCTGCCCACGGCCTGGAACAACCTCGCGAGCCTGTCGATCCTGCTCCTGGTCCGGCCCAGCGGGACGCTCGCCGGCAACGATCAGATGTGCGCCAAGACGGCCAGCACCCTGACGCCGGGCTGGTTCTTCAACCTGGCCAACGCTTCCGGCGCTCTGCTTTTCAAACAGATTTATGCCACCACAAACCTCGCCTATCAGTCGAGCACGACACTGGCGACCAACAAGTGGCAATGGGTCGCGGTGACCCTGAATACCGCCGGTGGCGCCAATGCCAAGGTCCACATCTACACGAGCGCCAACCTCTGGTCGCCGCTCGTCGAGGTCGCCTATTCTTCGCGGACCGATCCCTCTGGGGCCGTTACCGACGACTCGGCGCAAAAGATCGTCTGGGGAAACGACAACGGCAACGCCCACGGCTGGCCAGGGCAGATAGCCCTCGGCGTCTTCTGCCCGTCGGCGCCGCTGTCGCTCTCGGAGCTGCGGGCCTGGCAATCGAACCCGTTCAAGACGCCGCGAGGCGCGGCGATCTCCTACCGGTTCGGCGTCGACGGCCGGGGAGCGCCGCGCGATTTCTCGGGCTCAGCCAACCCGGGCACGCTCACGGGCGCCCTGGCCGTCGAGGGGCCGCCGCTCTCGCAGTGGCAGTCTCAATGGCCCTGGGTGAACGCCGCCGCACCTGGCGGCTTCCTGCCCAACTGGTCGGTGATCAAGTTCATTCGCTGGGTGAGGAGTAGAAACGTGATCATTGTCCTGAAGCGCCGCGACCTGCTGCCGGGAGCGCCGTCGGTGACCTTCGTGGCCTCGCCGCGGATCCGGCAAGCCAAGGCCTTCTATCCCCTCCCCAAGGCGCGGCTCCTGATCCCGTCCGGACCGCCCGGCAGCCTGCCGATCCGCCGACTGGTGCCGATGCCATTTCGGCAGAACACCACCTACTGGCGGACGCGGCTCCTGCCGCGGCAGAATGTGCCGCAGCCGATCGTGAGCCTGCGCCTGCGTCTCCAGCGGAGCTTTTATCCGATCAGGCGCGGCGCCATCCCGATCCCAGGCGGCACGGTGCAGATCCAGGTGCCGATCGCCATGCCGGCCAGGCGGATCTTCCAGCGGAGCTATTACGCCGTCTTCCGGGGCGCGGTGCCCGGCCGCCAGGTCCTGGGGCCGGTCTACGTCGCCGCCGCCGGCACGGTGACGCCGGGAGCCACCGGAGGAACTTACTAAACGGCGAGCGTCGACACACCTGAGCGCGACGTGTGAGAAACGGACCGGCGAGCCGGTGACCGATCGGAGCGGAAACCGGATAACCGGCAGCCAGGAATCGGAGCTTGCGCGTCGCGCTCAGGCCGCGACCCTCGCCCAGGAGCTGTCTTAATGGGCGTCGCCTTCCGCTCGTCGACCACCGCCGTCAATCAGTCGCCGGGCAACCAGTCCAGCTCGATCGTGCTCAACGTCCCCTCGGGCGTGCAGAACGGCGACTGCCTGATCGCGGTGATCACCTGGGAAGGCGGCAGCGGCACGACCGTGTCGCCGCCGGCGGGCTGGACGCTCATCGGCAGCCGGATCGACAACGGGACCATTCTCTCGCACGCCGCCTGGCAGCGGAACGCCTCGAGCGAGCCGTCGAGCTACACCTGGAACTTCGGCTCCTCGATCGCCAACGTCGGCACCATGCAGGCCTGGACCGGCTGTGATCCGAACGTGCCGGTCAACGCCAATGGCGGCCAGGCCAACGCCTCGAGCGCCTCGGTCACGGCGCCCTCGATCACCACCACGACCAGCGGCTGCCAGATCCTGTTCTTCGGCTCGATCGACTCGAAGAGCAGCTGGACCGATCCGGGCGGCTTCACGAACCGCAATCACATCGGCTCCTCGGCTGCCCAGCCGGTCATGACCGCCGATGACGAGGCCCAGGCCACCGCCGGCTCGACCGGCACGGTCACGGCGACCGCCTCGCATGCCTTCCAGAATATCGGCCAGTTGATCGCGCTGGCGCCGCCGGTGGGCTTTCTACCCAACTGGGTGAAGCGCCTAAACTCCTGGCTCAGGAGAAAGCCCGTGATCTATGTCATCACCAAGATCCGCCCGCTGCCGATGGCCAAGGCGCCGCCCGACCCGCTGCCGCAGCCGGCGCGGATCCGGGTCGCCCGGCAGTTCTACCCGATCCAAAAGATGGCCCGATATGTCATCCAGCCGCCGACCTCGAGCGTGGTCATCTATCGCCGCTTCCCACGGCCTTACTACCAGCGATACCCCACCTACCGGACCGAGATCCTGCCCTGGCAGAAGCCGGCTACCATCCTCACGACCCGGACCAGGACGGTGGTGCGCCAGTTCTACCCGATCCGCTCGCGAGGCTTCTTTAACCTGCCGGCGGTAACGACTTACGTGCTCACGCCCTCGCGCGGGCGGCCGATCTTCTCCCAGCGCACGGTGCTGATCCGCCAGCAAGCGATCCGGGGGCTCGCCGGCGTCTTCGCCAGCCCGGTGGTCATCACCGCGCCGCCGCGGCAGCGCTCGGCGCCGACCCGGATCGGCGGCATCGGCAGGACGCGCGTCCTCATCCCCGGCGCCACCGTCACCGGGCCGACCACCGTGCACCCGCCGCGCCTGCGGATCATCAAGCAGATCACGGTCATACCGCGGCGAGCGATCCTGATCCCGCAGCCGCGGCCGCCGGTGGTCGTGATCCGCTCGCCCAGGCCGATGGTTTACCGCGTTCAGGCTGCAGGCCTGCGCCGGCCGATGTGGATCCCGTCGATGCAGGTCTTCTACGTGAAGGAGCCAGCCCGGCCGAAGCACGCCCGGGTCCTCGTGGCCCTGGTCCGGCCCAAAGTCGTGCCGGTGCTCGGCCGGGCCATCCCGGTCTTTCAGGGTCGCGTGCGCGTTTACCCGCGGCCGGTCAGCTACTGGCGAACGCGGCTCCTGCCGGGTGCCACCCAGGCCCAGCCGATCGCCCGCATCCGCCAGGTGCCGGTGCGGAGCTACTATCCGCTCCGGCGGCCGGCGGTGATCGTGCCGCAGCCGCAGAAGATCATCGTCGCCGTGGTCCCGGGCAAGCAGCGCGTCGGACCCTGGCGGCCGGGACAGAGGCGCACGCTGGTGATTCCCGGCGCGACCGTCTTCCAGCCGGTGCCGATCGTGGTGCCGGCGCGGCGGATCCAGGTTCGCGTGACCTACCCAGTGCGGCGGGTGATCTCGACCTGGCCGCAGGCGGCGAAGTCCGCCCTAGTGATTTCTCAGCCGCCGCGGCAGGCCCGCGGCAAGGACCGCGTCGGCGGCCGCCGGCTGATCGTGATTTCTCAGCAAGCCACGGCGACGGTGATCATCCCGCGGCAATCGAAGCAGGTCCGGCTGCCGGCGCAACGGTCGCGAGGCCTGGGCGTGGTGATCCCGTCGGTCACCCGCCAGGTGCCCATCGCCCTGCCCGGCCGGCGGATCTTCGCGCGCAGCTTCTACCCGGTCCGGAGAAACATCTCCGGCCTCTTCAGCCAGACGACGCAGCAGGTGATCGTGAAGTCGGTGAAGGTTGTGCGCTAAAAAACCATGCCCTGCCATGCCCAGCCTTGCCACGCCTCGCCTGGCCTTGCCAAGCCAGGCCCAGCCTTGCCACGCCTCGCCTGGCCCTGCTGCGGTAAAACCCTGCCCTGCCGCGCCGAGCCGCGCCCGGCCATGCCTAGCCCAGATCCTCCCTATACTCGAGAGTACGTACCTTCTTCTCCATGCCGGCCAGCATTTGCAGTTTGCATAGGGCATCCGCGTTCTCCCGGCGCTGCTCAGCATTCAATTGGACCATGGTCGTTGAGGATAAGTTGCCTTTGGAGTATGAAGGGCCGCGAACGATCGAGAAGATGTTCGCCAATGGCTTTGCGGATATCCGACAGGTCAAGTGCCCAGGCACGAGAGGCGTAACCTCGCGCTGTCCGGTGGGACGACGTTTCCCACTGGCCCGGTACTTTTTATCCGCATCTCCTTCGCTCGGCAAGCTATGATGGGCGCGTGTACTACGGACCGCTGAGCTACTACTCGCTGGGCCAGGTCTACCCGCGGCGGCGTCTCCGCGAGCCGTTCCCGTTCGGGATCCGCCGCCACCTGCTCGGCCCGGAGCTTCTGGGCCTGGTGCCGGTCAAGGGCCCGGTCCGGGCCTTCGCCGGCTCGACCTACCTATCCGGACCGCGCGTCGGCAAGTCCCTCTCCGGCTCGATCGTGCGCTAACGACCTCTGGTCTTTGACCCTGGACGCTTGGCCTCGCGACAGTGTCAGCCGCGGTTAGCTGATCAGCAAACACTACTGCCCGAGGCCTTCCCATGCGTGGCGTTTACGAAGCATCGATTCACATCGCCGGTCTCAATGGCCTGAAAACCTTGATCCTCCTGGAGGTGCCGGCGGGCAAGACGCTCGAGATCCTCTCGGCGTCGGTCACCAACGCGACCAACAACACCAACCAGCAGCTCGAGGCTGGCTTCTATAACGTCACGACGCTCGGCTCGCCGGCCGGCACCTCGGTCACCCCGTGGCAGAATGAGCAGGGCGACGCGGCCAGCTCGGTCACGGTGCTGGCCAACCTGACCGCCGAGCCGACGACCTACAACGCCACCAGCTTCGCCGGCATGGGCTTCGCATCACTCGCCGGATGGCAGTATCAGCCGGTCCCGGAGGAACGGCTCATCATGAGCCCGTCGAAGAACTGGGGCCTGCGCCTGACCGACACGGCGCCGACCGCCTTCGACTGCGACGCCCGCGTGAGCTGGCGCGAGATCGGCTAGTGTTGCTAGGTCGCCCTGTTCCCATCTGGAGGAGAAGACGATGAGCCAGCAGTTCCTGGTCGAGCACATCAAGCGCACGAGCGGCGGAGTGGACGCCTCGGGCAAGCTCCGCGGCGATCCAATGCCCGACGAGCTGGTGATCTACCGCGGCGGCACTCAGGACCCGGCGACCGGCCACGTCCACGTGGTGGCCGACGACAAGGGCCACGTGATCGCCGGCTTCGTGGTGGCCCGGGTGATCCACGACGAGGACGGCCACCGCCTCGTCTTCTGCAAGCCGCTGTCGCCCTCCGAGACGAAGGCGGTCGCCGAGTGCGCCCTCGCCGCGCTCGCCAAGGCATAGGGCCTCATTTTTCAGAGCCCGCGCCCCGCTAGACCGGTTAGCCGCCGCGCACTCTTGTTCGCGAAATTGAAATGCCCCTGGGTATCGCGAAAAACTTCCGTCAGTGCCCACTGGGTACCATGAATGGTCCGAGCGTTCCGTCCGCGAGCTTCAGCGAGCCCTTAAAGCCGAGGCGGAAGCCGGCAGGGTCGAACGCGACCCGCCCTTATCGGAGGATGCCAAACGCAGGACCGTACGTTGGCGACGAGCGGACTGAAAATCTGGTCTGCGCCCTATAGGAGTCTATGGTGCGCAGACCAGATTTTCCGTGAACATGGGTTCAGTTACCGCAGCCGGGCGTTCGAAGGTCACAAGTCGGTAGCCGCAACGCCGACAGCGGCGCCGTCTGCTGTTTTAAGTGGCCTGCCGACTCGTGTGAAGTCGGATGTAAGGAGTCAAGCATGAGAAGGCTTGCATGGGCATTGCTAGGATTGGGGATCGCGTTCTACCTGGTGCATCGAGCGAGTTACTATGATCCCAATGCGAGCATCGGAGGCGGCGGCCTTTTTCCCTACGGGCTGCTTCCATCGCGTGAGGCACCCTAAGCCGCCGCTTTCTACAAATCGATGCGCGGACGTAAACCTAAGCCGACAGTGCTGCGGGAGCTGACTGGCAACGCCGGCAAGCGGCCTCTCAATCACAACGAACCCAAACCGCGAGCCGGAATCCCGAGCTGCCCGAAACATCTCGACCAGGAAGCAAGAAAAGAGTGGCGGCGGATCACCAAGGTGCTCTGCGCGATCGGCCTCCTCACGCATGCCGACCGGGCGGGACTCGCGGCTTATTGCCAGTGCTACAGCCGCTGGGTGAAGCTCGAGGGCGTGGTGCAGCAGCTCGGGGAGTGCCTCCCGGAGATCGCCGAGGGCAAGCCGACCGGCCGGATGCTGCCGAACCCGTACCTCGGGGCTCTCAATCGCGCGCTCCTCTTGATGCGCTCCTACCTGTCCGAATTCGGTCTGACGCCGGCGAGCCGCACGCGCCTGTCGATCGTGCCGCCGCCCCAGGAGAATGCCTTCGCGGCATTTCTGAATCGTGGTCAAGCAGGCGAAGACAACTAAACCGCCGATCCCCTTGCGGCTCGAGTATCTCAATCCGGCCGACCTGGCCGAAAACCCCGCCAACTGGCGTCTCCATCCCGACCACCAGCTCCGGGCCATCCAGGACGTGATCTCCGAGGTCGGCTGGGCCGGTGCCCTGCTCTACAACGAGCGCACGAAGCGGCTGATCGATGGCCACGCGCGCAAGCGCCTCTTCGCCGGGAAGGCCAGGGTGCCGGTCCTGATCGGCTCCTGGTCCGCCGATCAGGAGCAAAAGATCCTCGCCACGCTCGACCCGATCGCCAGCCTGGCCCAGGCCAACAAGGAAGCGCTGGCCGCCCTGCACGAGCAGGTCGAGACCGGCAGCAAGGCCCTGATGAACCTGCTCGCGAAGCTGGCCAGGGAAAACGGCCTGCCCGCGGGCGCGACGCCGCCGGCACCTGAGCCGCAGCTCGACCGCGCCAAGGCGCTCCAGAAGAAATGGAAGAGCAAAGCCGGCCAGCTCTGGGAGATCCCGAGCAAGAGCGTTAGTGGCAAATGCCACCGGCTGCTTTGCGGCGATTCGACCAAGGCCGAGGATGTCGAGCGGGTGATGGCCGGCGAGAAGGCCGGCCTGATGAACACCGACCCGCCCTATGGCATGAGCTATGCAAACAACGATCGGCCGAACCCAGGGGTGGCGAAGCCACGGGTGGCGAAGGACGAGCTCCGAGATGAGGACCTCCAGCGATTTCTCGAGCAAGCATTCGGCCTGGCCGCCAGCACAGCGCTTGTGGAAAACGCGGCCTGGTATCTCTGGCATGCTCATCTCACCCAGGGGTTCTTCGCCGCCGCCGCCGCCGCCGCCGCAAATGTTGTGCTACACCGGCAGATAATCTGGAAAAAAAAAGCAATCCTTCTCACTCGCGGACAGTACCACTGGCAGCACGAGCCCTGCTTCATGGGCTGGGTGAAGGGGAACCAGCCGCCCGACTACGGCCGCGGCAATGGGGAACGTGATCAATCAACGGTCTGGGAGCTCGATGGCGTGCCCCAGGCGGACCGAGCTCGATTCAACCACGCCACGCCGAAGCCGGTCGCGCTGTTCAGCATTCCGCTGGTGAAGCATCTCAACGCCGGGGAGGTCGCATACGAGCCCTTCGGTGGATCCGGTCCGCAATGGGTCGCCGCCGAGCAGCTCGGCCGCCTCTGCTACGGGATCGAGATCGAGCCGAAGTACGTCGCCGTCACTCTCGAGCGGCTGGCTGACATGGGGCTTGAGCCGCGCCTGGCCAGGGAGGCCTAGCCGTGGCTCGCAAACCGGCCAAGCCTGCCTGCCCGGTCGAGGCCTACGCCCGCCAGGTCATCGCCGGCCGGATCGTCGCCGGCCCGCTCGTCCGGCTGGCCTGCGAGCGTCACCTCCGGGATCTGAAGTACGGCCGCCAGCGCGGCCTGAAGTGGGATGCCGAGGCCTCGGCCTATGCCATCGGGTTCTTCGACTTCCTCACCCTGCCCGAGGGCGGCAAGCCTTTCCTGCTCGAGCTGTGGCAGAAATTCATCATCGGCAGCCTCTTCGGCTGGAAAAGGCGGGATGGCAGCCGCCGCTTCCGCAATGCCTACCTCGAGATCGGCAAGGGGAACGGCAAGAGCCCCATGGCGGCTGCGGTCGGCCTGCTCGGCCTGGTCGCCGACCACGAGGCGGCCGCGGAGATCTATTCCGCCGCCACGACCCGCGCCCAGGCCTCGATCCTCTTCCGCGATGCCCGGCACATGGCCCTGTCGTCGCCTTCCCTGCGCCAGCTCCTCCAGATCGACCTTTACAACCTGGCCCACCTGCCGAGCCGGTCGTTCTTCCGGGCCGTCTCGAGCGAGTCGAAGGGCCTGGACGGCCCGCGGCCGCACATGAACCTGATCGATGAGGTGCACAAGCACCCGACCGCCGACGTCATCGACACCATGCGGGCGAACACCAAGGGCCGCCGGCAGGCCCTCACCTTCGAGATCACCAACTCCGGTTTCGACCGCGATTCCATCTGCTGGCGGCATCACGAATATTCCGAGCAGGTCCTCCGGAGCCTGGCCGAGGATGACGAGTGGTTCGCCTACGTCTGCGGGCTGGACCCGGGCGACGACTGGAAGGATGAGGCGGTATGGCTCAAGGCCAACCCCAACCTGGGGATCTCGGTGACGCTCGACTACCTGCGCGGCCAGGTGCGCGAGGCGATCGGCATGCCGGCCAAGCAGAATATCGTCAAGCGCCTGAACTTCTGCATCTGGACCGAGCAGGCCGAGCGCTGGATCGACATGGACCGCTGGGACGCCTGCGCCGGCCCGTGCACCGACCAGGGCGAGCTGGCCGCCCTGCTCGAGGGCCGGGACTGCTATGCCGGCATCGACCTGGCGAGCACTACAGATCTCGCCTCGCTCGCGCTCGTCTTTCCGCCCGCCGACGAGGCGGACGACCCGAGCTTCTACGCCCTGGCCTTCTTCTTCTGTCCCGAGGAGGCGGCCAAGGAGCGCGAGCGCCGCAACCGCACCCGGCTCACCAACTGGATCGAGGCCGGCCTGCTCGATGCCACCGAGGGGGACATCATCGACTACGATCGCATCCGGGCCAGGGTGAACGAGCTGGCTGGAAGGTTCCGCATCGTCGAGATCGCGGTCGATCCCTGGAACGCGACCCAGCTCTCGACCCAGCTCCAGGGGGACGGCTTTCCCGTAGTGGCTTTCCGGCAGGGCTTTGCTTCGATGTCCGCACCGACCAAGGAATTAGAGGCTTTGATCTTAGGCGGGAAATTGCGGCATGGTGGACATCCGGTGCTGCGCTGGAACGCCTCGAACGTCGCCGTCGAGCAGGACGCGGCCGGCAACCTGAAGCCCTCGAAGAAGAAGAGCACCGAGAAGATTGACGGCATTGTGGCCGTGATCATGGCCCTGGGCCGGGCCATCACCAAGGAGGCCCAGCCGGTGCCAAGCCTCGACTGGTGGTAGCGTGCCTCAAGCCTCTGTAACAGTTTCCGGAACGGTCGCCGCCGCACCCAGCGGGAACAAGTCGATCGGCCCGTACACCGTCACGAACACCAACTCGATCCTGGCCGTCACCGACTTCGTCTCGGTCTCCGGCGATAACGTGATCACCGTGCCCTCGACGACCGCCACCGGCTGCGTGATCGACCCGCCGGCCGGGAACACCGCGGTGATCAAGCTCAAGGGCGCTGCCGGCGACCTGGGCATCCCGCTCCACCTCACCTTCTCGAACCTGCTGGTCTTCAACCCCGGCCTGGCAAACTTCATCCTGAACATCGGCGCGGCGGGGCTCTCCTTCGAGATCACCTGGTTCTGAGCGAGGGGGCTCTAATGGCGGGCATCCTCGCGACCTTCTTTGAACGCATCGGACTGACGAAGCGATCGCTCGAGAACCCGTCGACGCCGCTGTCGGCACCCGACGACTGGCTGTATGACGCCCTAGGGAGTTTCCGGGCCAGCTCGGGCGTCAACGTCAATAGCCAGACTGCTCTCTCGTATGCGCCCTGGTGGCGGGGCGTGAACCTGATCTCCGCCGACCTCGGCCGCTGCCACCTGCACAAGTACGTGATGACCAAGGGCGGCCGGCAGATCGATTACAAGCACCCGAGCTATCGCCTGGTCCGCTTCAAGCCGAATACCGAAATGACCGCGATGGTGTTCCGGCAAACTTTGCAGCACCATGTGCTCGCGACCGGCAACGGCTATGCCTACATCTCGCGCGCCAACGACGGCACGCCGCTCGAGCTGATCCCGATGAACCCGACGCAGATCTATCCGATTCGGGCCAACGGCCAGCTCTGGTACATCGTGGACATCCCGAACCTCGACCTGCGGCGGGTGCCGCCCGAGGACATCTTCCACTTGAAGGGCCTCTCCTACGACGGCCTGATCGGTTATAGCGTGATCGCCAAGGCCCGCGAGGCCCTGGGCGAAGGCATGGCTCAGCAGACCTGGGGGTCGATCTTCTACCGGAATAACGCCCAGCCCCGCGTCGTCCTGGTCGTGCCGAGCCACCTCAAGTCCGACGTCCGCCAGCAGCTCCGCGAGAATTGGGAGCGCATGCACGCCGGCCTGGAAAACGCGCACCGGACGGCAGTCCTCTCCGGCGGCATGGACATCAAGACGATCCAGATCAATGCCCGGGACGCGCAATTCATCGAGGGGCGCAAGCACGCGATCACCGAGGTCGCCAACTTTCTGAACATCCCGCCGTCGAAGCTCGGCCTCCGCGAGCAGACCAGTTACAACTCGCTGGAAATGGACCAGGGCGCCTACGTTGAGGAGGGGGTCGCTCCCTGGTTCACGAAGTGGGAAGAGGAGTCCTGGGATAAGCTCCTGACCGAGGACGAGAAACAGAGCGGCCGGCACTTCTTCGGCTTCGACGCTCGCACCCTCGTGCGGGCCGGCATGCAGGCCCGGGCGGAGTATTTCGTCAAGGCCGTGACGACCGGCTGGATGTCGCCCAACGACGTCCGCGAAGAGGAGGGCATGAACCCGCGCGAGGACGCAGAGGGCGATCGCTACGCCCAGGACCTGCGCTTCGCCTGGGTCGGCGGCGAGGCCGAGGAAGAGCCCGAGAGCCAGCCCCAGCCGGCGATCGCCGGCGGCACCGACCAGCCCTTCCTCGAGGTGCCCGACATCCGGCAGCCGGATACCTATAGCTGCGGCGCCGCCTGTGCCATGTCGGTGGGCAAGTTCTTCGGCGTCGGCCCGGCCGATCTCGAAGACTGGAAGAAGGCCCTCGACACGACCGAGGAGAATTCGACCCGCCCGTTCGCCATCGTCAAGTACCTCTCCGAGCTCGGCCTGGTGGTCACCGCCGCCGGCGGCCTGTCGATGGAGGACCTCGCGGGCTTCTGGCGAGCCGGCCACCCGGTGATCTGCCCGGTGCAGGAGTACGGGATCCCGTCGAAGCAGGCCTCGTTCGATTACGGGCACTACGTGGTCGTGATCGGCGTCGGCCACGGCTACGTCTTCGTGCAGGATCCCTCGGTGGACAACGTGCTCGAGGGTGAGGATGCCGACCAGGCACCCGGCCGGATGTTGATTGCCGAGGATACCTGGCTCAAGGTCTGGCACGACCAGGACGTCGATGGGAACCAGTACGAGCGTTTCGGGATCGCCGTGGGCCGCGAGCTGCCCAAGCTCCCGGCACCGGCTCCGGCACACCCGGAACCGCCAGCAGCGGCTAATAGCCGCCAGCAACCGCCAGCAGCGGCTAATAGCCGCCAGCTTCCCGCTCCTCTCGAGGCCCGCGATCGGACCGTCGAGGAAGCCCTGAGCGTCCTGGCCGGCCTGCCCGATCTGCCCCACGAGCCTGGCAAGATAGCAGTGCTCATGCCGGTCGATCTCAATTCGCCGTTCGATGTGCCGCTCGAATCGTTCGCCGATCTACCCGTCGAGACCGTGCAACTGGCCGACCTGTGCGCCACCGAAGCCTCGGTCTCCCGCGATCGCGTGGCGGCGCTCATCAAGGATCCCGGAAGCCATGAGAACGAGCCCGACATGGGCGGCCTGCCCACCGATAAGCCCTACATCGTCCGGGTCGATCGCGATTACGTGCGCGACGGCCATCATCTCCTGACCAGCTTCCAGGTCCGCGGCCTGACTGAGGCCTCGGTCTACGTCTACAAGGGGAATAACCAGCCCAGGCCGAAGCCGATCGGTGCCATCACCTCGGGCGTGGGCATCACGAGCGGCGCCTCCAAGGAGCGCATTTACGAAGCTCACCGCGCCCTGCTCGTCCAGGCCCTGCGCCGCATGGCGAAGCGGATCGGCACCCAGGCACGCCGCGCGGCGAAGAAGCCGTGGCAGTTCGAGGCCTGGTGTCGCTCGACACTCGAAGCCGAGCACGCCGGTGCCATCACCGAGGCGCTGGGGCCGGTGCTCGAGGTGGTCGCGGGGCTCTCCGGCAATGACGAGCCTGCATCCCGCGTCGCCGGCGAGCTCCTGGGCGAGATCCGCGCGAGCCTGCTGGCCGCGCACCGCGAGTACGGCAGCGGCGACCTCGACCAGGCCGTCGAGCGCGTGCTCGCGGCCCACGAGCAAAAGCTGCCCGAGGACCTGGCCAACGACATCCTGACCCGGGCCAAGCCGGACAAGCCGGCCCGCACGCCCTCGCAGGCCCTCGAGATCTTGAACCGGATGCCCGATGCCGATCCCGACAACCCGGGCGAGGTGATGACGACGCTCCCGGTCGATGAGAACCCGCCCTTCCCCGACCAGATCGCCGTCGAGGACCTGAAGGACCTGCCGACCGAGATCGTGAAGGTGCGGAAACTGGTCGCCACGCACGCCCGCCTCGGCCGCAAGCGAGTCGCCGACTTCATTCAGAACCCGGCCGGCTACACCAAGGTCCGCGAGCTGGCCGGCTTGCCGACCGATAGGCCCTATGTGGTACGGTGCCGCGGCGTCGACTACGTCTACGACGGCCACCATCGCCTGATGGCGAAGGACCTGCTCGGCATCGCCCGGACGGAGGCCTATTTCTACGAGTGGGATGAGCGCTCGAAGCGCTATAGCCCCGATCAGCCGCGGGATCCCAAGGGCCAATTCGGCAGCGGCGGACAGGTCGGGAGTAACGAGCTCCATAGCAAGGCCGACCAGACGGCCAAGGGCTGGTCCGACAAGTTGAAGGAGCTGCCCGCCAAGGTGGCGACGGCCGCCAAGGACAAGGTTAAGGGGACCTATGCGAAGCTCGAGAACCGCTACGGCAAGACTGGCGCGATCGCGATCATGGGAGCCGGCCTGATCGGCGTGCCGATTCCGCTGCCCGGGGCATCGCTTCTTACGGCCGCGCCGGTGATCGCTGCAGCCGAGCTCTTCCGAGCGCTCAAGGGTAAGCGGGACGACCAGCCGGCCGCTGGCGATGAGCTGACCGATGCGGAGATCCACGAGCTCGGCAGCGCGTGGATGAAAGAGTTGCTCGAGGACTGGCAGGCCAACGACCTGCCCAAGCTAGAGGAGGAAGGAACGTGAGCCAGCAGCATCGACCGCCCGAGGGAAGCCAGCGCTATGCCGTCTTCTACCAGAGCGGCCAGGGGGAGCGGACCTTCGGGAAGGCCTTCGACATGCTGCCCGACGCCCAGGTCCACGCCGAGACCATGAAGAAGTGGGGGCTTCGCGACATCGAGATCGAGGCCCAGGCCTTCGCTAATGGCGAATGGAGCCGAATCGCGGGCACCGGCAGCTCGATCGGCTGCGGCGATTGCCTCTGGTGGCATAGGAACCCGACCAACCCGGCCGCCATCGATCAGAAGATGGGCGAGTGCCGGGCCCGGCCGCCGAACGTCTCGGCCCTTGCCATGGGTACGCCGGCCGGCCAGATCGCCATGCAGCTCATCACCGCCTATCCGCAGCGCAAACCCAACGACGCTATCTGCGGGCTCTTCGAGCCGCAGCCGGCCGAGGCCAGTCCGGCAGCCGGTGCCCAATCAAGTACAACCGTTTGAGAGCCAAGCCACCATGGAACGCCGTTTTCTATCCTCTGCCACCTGTCCCGTGAAGCTCCAGAAGCGTGACGGCGAGCTCGAGGCCCTCTTCGGCTACGCCTCGGTGTTCTACAACGCCGATGATCCTGGCACCGAGTTCCAGATCTATCCCGACCTGGTCGAGCGGATCATGCCGACCGCCTTCGATCGCTGTCTCCGAGAGGGCGCCGACATCGCCTGTCTCTTCAATCACGACCCGAACCAGGTCCTCGGCCGCTCCAGCTCCGGCACGATGAGGCTCAAATGCGATAAGCGCGGCCTGGTGTATCAAACGGTGCCGGGCGATACCTCGATCGCCCGCGACGTCTGCGCCATGGTCGGCCGCGGCGACGTCCGCGGGAGCTCATTCTCCTTCTCGGTCGTCAAGCAGGCCTTCGTGACGGCAGAAGACATGGATGTGCGCGAGGTGCACGATGTCGATCTGTACGATTGCGGCCCGGTGACCTTCCCGGCCTATGACAGCTCGACGGCCGGCCTGCGTTCGCGCGATTTCTTCGCCGTGCCCGACGAGGTCCGGGCCGCCTATCAGGCCTGGAAGGCCGAGCAGCGCGGCGCGGTCCCCTATGCGGCAGGGCCGATCTACCAGGGGGATAGCTGGGATGCCGATGCCGCGCTCAAGCGGCTCCGGGCCTGGGCCGGCGGCGCCGATAGCATGGACTGGACCCAGTACAAGAAGGCCTTCGCCTGGTGCGAGTCGGAGAAGAGCGACAGCTTCGGCGCCTACAAGTTTCCGCACCACGATATCCAGGGCGGCAAGCTGGTCGTGCACCGAAAGGGCGTGATCGCCGCCATGGGCGCGGCTCTCGGGGCCCGCGGCGGCACGTCGATCCCCGAGGCAGACCGGAAGAAGGTCTATAACCACCTGGCCCAGCACTACAAGGCCATGGACATGGACCCGCCGGAGTACCACAGCCAGCGTGATCTCATCGTGACGCCGCGCTCGGTGGTGCTGGCCCGGGCCCGGACGCTCGAAATGGAACTTGGCGAGTTAGGGCTGTAGCTCACGCATGGCAGAGAGCGCGCGGACCAACGGCCCGGCTCGCTTATCGAGGTCGGAAAAAGAGTTCTTAATCTGCTCGAGTGCAATGCCGACCTCTTTCCACCAGCCAAAATCGGTGGTTTTGCGTCCCTCAAGCACCTCGATTGCCGCCTGGCATTTCTGCGAGAGATGGGTGAGCTCGCCAATGGCGCCGTCGATATTCGGGGTTTGAGCCATCTCACTCCTCGAGGATCGCCAGGATGTCCTCGTGCCGGACCAGGAGCAACTTTTCGCGCTCCTCGTAGGTGTCGCCGGCCTCGCTGCCGGCATAACGAGCGATCAGCACGATGTCGCCGACGCTGCAGGGGATTTCGATCCGCTTGCCGGCCAGCGGCCCGTCGGCGATGAACTTGCCCGGGCCCAGGCGCAGAACCCTGGCCTTCACCGACTTCTGCTTTGCCTGATCGGGCAGGTAGATCCCGCCCGGGGTCTGGTCCTCGCGGTCGACCCGTTCCAGCAGGATACGATCATCGATCGGCCTGATTGCGGGCGTCATTGTCTTGGCTGCGGCCATGGCACTCCTCCTTTTTGCATCCGTCGGGCGCTTGCGGACTAAGGTAGCAGCCGATCGGTCTGCCGCCTAGCCGGCGGACCGGCAACTGGTAGCAAGCCCAGGCCGCCTAGCCGCCCTGTTTCTTGCTTGGCTGTCCCGATCCGGGATCTCGAAAACCGAAAAGCCGAGCCCTCACCATGGCCGACCTCGTCACCGCCAAATCGCTCCGCGAGAAGGAGCTGGTGCCCATTGCCCAGCGGATCTACGAGCTCCGCGACAAGATCACCAGCGAGAATCGCGACTTCACCGCCGAGGAACAGCAAAACTGGGAGAAGGCGAACGCGGACTACGAGAAGCTCAAGAAGCGCCTCGACATCCTCGAGCGCGCCGAGCAGGTCGGCTCGGAGATGGCCGCGCCGAAGAGAAAAGGGAAGGACATCCCCGGCCGCCAGGATGTGGACAGCAGGCGCGACAATCCGGACAACGAGCCCGAGAACACGGAGGAGACGCGCGCCCTGGCCCTACAGGCCTGGTGCCGCCACCAGGCCGGCCTCGAGGTGAAGAAAAAGCACCGCCGGGCAGCCAAGGCAATCGGCATCAACTACCGCGGCCGCTTTTATAACGCCACCCTGGTCCGAAACGTGCCCTATGACCAGCTCCGCTGGAAGCTCCGCTCGGAGAAGCGCGAGGAGCGGGCCCTGTCCGTGACCCAGATCACGGCCGGCGGCGCGGTTATCCCCGAGGGCTTCGTGCAGAACCTCGAGGAAGCCCTCTTGCAGTTCGGCGGGATCAGGCAAGTTGCCGAAGTGATCAGAACGGCCTCGGGAAATGATCTACCCTGGCCCGATTTGAACGATACCTCGAACAAGGGCGCGATCCTGAGCGAGAATACCACGGTCACCTCGCAGGACATCAGCTTCGGCCAGATCGTGTATCATGCTTTTAAGTATACATCTAAGCTCGTTTTAGTTCCAGTTGAACTGATGGAAGACTCGGCCTTCGACCTGGCCGCCGAGCTCGGCCGCCTGCTCGGCATCCGGATCGGTCGTATTCAGAGCGATCATTTCACGACCGGGACAGGCGCGAGCCAGCCGACTGGGATCGTGACTGCGTCCACTCTGGGCGCCACCGGCTTCTCGACCACGGCGATCGGCGGCGACGACCTCTATGCCCTCAAGCACTCGGTCGACCCGGCTTACCGCCAGGGCTTCCAGATGGTCACCTACACGACCAGGCAGAGCACGCCCGACGTCGGCTGGATGATGAACGACCAGATCCTCTTGATCATCAAGAAGATCAAGGACGGGACCGGCCACTACCTGTGGCAGTCCTCGATGGCCGGCATGGGCGCGGACATGATCGACGGCGACCCTTACTTCATTAACCAGTCGATGGTCTCGTCGATCGGCTCGGGCAACAAGACGGTTCTTTATGGGAAGTTCTCGAAGTACAAGATCAGGGACGTCGCCGAGCTCCGGCTCCGCCGCCTCATTGAACGGTATGCCGATTCCGACCAAGTTGGTTTTGTGGCCTTTACCCGGGCTGACGGGAACCTGCTCGACGCGGGCACGCACCCGGTGAAGTACCTCACGCACTAATTTTTGCGCCCCAGGAGGGTGAAAGCGAAATGCTGGTACGCGGACTAGTCGAATGCGCCTCGGCCCACTGGGAGGTGCACGAAAATGAAGTCATCGAGATGGATGAGCGCCTGGCCGACACCCTGATGAAGGAGGGGATCGTCGAGGCCATCGCGGCGGAAAGCGCGGCACTCATCGCCGCCGAGCATCGCACTCAGCCGCCGCGGAAGCAGAAGGCTCCCGTGGCGAAATAAGACCGGCTCTCGCCGGGCAAACCGAGGAAACGTGCAATGGTCCAAAACCTGCTCAAGATCGCCGTGGTGAAGCAGATCCAGAACGGCGCCGCCGCCGGCACGACGCTTATCACCTCGAGCACCTTCAACTCGGCCGGCTTCAACGCCTGCCTGGTGTTCGTCTCGGTGGGCACCGTGCTTACGACTGCCGTGATGCAGCTCACCCTGCAGCAGGGAGCGCAAGCGAACGGCTCCGATGCTACGAATATCACCGGCGCTCAGACCCCGTCGTTCACCGATGCGGGCGGAGCGAGCTCGAACAGCATCTTCATCGTCGATGCGATGCGCTTCACCAAGCAGTACCTCACGGCGACCTTCAGCCGGACCACCGCGAACGTGGTCGTCAATGGCATGTGGGCGGTTCTCTACCAGGCCAACACGATCCCCGTGACGCTCGACGCGACCGTCACGGCGTCGATCCTCGAGTCCGGCAATTAGTGAAGCTGGGCAAGGTGGGCTAGGAATGTTACCCGCCGGGTAACAAAGCGAAAGAGGCTCAAACGATGGCACTCGGATCCGATGCAACCTATCAAGGGCAGAGCCGGATCTACATCAAGCAGCAGCCGGCCGGCGTTAGCTTGAACGGAAACACGATCGTGACGGAGGAGGTTACTGACGCCGGCGGCGTGCAGTCGCTCCTCGGCCTGAGCTCGCTCAATGGCCAGATCCTCCCCGCCAAGATCGGTTTCACCATCGCCGCGAACGGGGCGAACACGACCAAGGTCTCGATCCAGGTACAGGATAACGGCGGCCAGAGCATCACCCGCACCGACGGCTCAACGATCACTGCCCCGACGGTCTGGGATCTCGACGTCGTTCTCGCTCTCTCGACGGGCGTGATCACCAACCTGACGCCCTCCACTGGCCTCTCGGTCGTCACCGGCACGCTTTTCAATACCTACGTCGCCGGCAAGGCGATGTACATCCAGTCGAATAATGCCGGCCTGGTGGAGGTGAACATCCTCGACACCGGCAAGCAGGGCTTCTACGTGATGGTCCAGGCCGGCGGCCAGCCGATCCCATCGCTCAGCCGGCAGCTCGTGGCGGGCGACTACGGTTAACGGTCAAGGAGGTGGTCCTTGGCCACTGATAACCTCGTCGGCCTCGCGGGCGCGCTTCTCAACGCCTATACCTCTTCCGCCTCCGTGACCCCGAGCGACGGTACCGATCTCACGAACGTGACCCGCGCCCTCTTTATCGGCGGTGCCGGCAACCTGGTCGTGATCGATCAGAGCGGGAACACGACGACCTTTACCGGCGTCGCCGCCGGGACACTCCTCACGCTACGAGTAACCCGCGTGAAGGCGACCGGGACGACGGCGACCAACATCGTGGCCCTCTGGTAGGAGGGCCGATCTATGGCTGTCGGCCTCGTCCAGACTGTCCCGCCGGCGCAGGAGCCGGTCGACTTCGATGAGATCAAGACCTGGATCCGCCAGGACCTCGAAGACCAGAACCTGGTCATCACCCAACTGATCAAGGCCGCGCGGCAGTACGTCGAGAGCCGCCTGGGCCTGCAGCTGATCACCGCCCAATGGCAGGCCTCCTATGACCGTTTCCCGCGCTATGCCTCGCTCGGCGGGCTTCAGTATGCGAGTGAGATCCTCTGGAGCCAGCGGATCCCGCAGACCGAGCTCTCCGGCCGCTATTGGCCCGATCGCGCCAGCTTCCGGCTGCCGCGGCCGCCGCTCCAGTCGGTAATCTCGATCCAGTTCGTCGACGGTGCCACGGGGAATGTGCTCGTGCAGGATCCCTCGACCTACCTGGTCGATACCGCGACCAGGCCGGGCAGGATCGCGCCCGTGCCGGGCTCGATCTGGCCGATCATCAAGCAGCAGCTCAACGCCGTGACGATCAGCTTTCAGGCGGGCTTTGGCCCGGGTCCGGCCTCGGTGCCCGAGCCGATCCGGCTGGCGATCAAGCTCCTCGTGGCGCACTGGTTTGAGACCCGGCACGCCGTCGTCGATTACAACATGGCCCAGGTCCCGCTCGCCGTGGATGCCCTGCTGGCGAGCGAGTGGACCGGCGAATGGTTCTGAGGTGCCACCCATGCGTCGAAAGCTATTGCTCGAGGAGCTCGAACCGCGATGCCTGCCGACCGGGTTGTGGGTGCCGTGGTCCAACCCGGCGCTCGGCCAAAGCGGCTGGGTACAAGATCGGGAATTCTGGGGCAACCAGCCTGGCCACCTCGTCGAACAGTTTCATTACCAGCCGGTCGACGGTGGCATGCGCATCTATGGCGTCGACAGCGCGACGGGGCAGGCTGTTCCGGGGGATAGCTGGATTCTCCAGACGCCCAGGCCCGTTCCACCCGAGCCACCAACGCCAGCACCGGCCGTTCCAGCCGACCCGCCGACCTATGTGGACGCTGGGAGCGTGGGCCTTGTGCCAGGTGGACCCTTCGGGCAGGACAATAGCCCGCCGCTTCAAGCCTGGATCAACACCGCGCCCTTCGGCTCGATACTGGTCTTTGCGATCGGGGACTACCACTTTGGATCGACGGTCGATTTCTCCAGCAGGCCAGACGTCCACTTCGAGGGCGCGCCCGGCGGGCATGCAGGGACATTCCTGGAGGGCAACGTCGCCGGCCCGCTCTTTTCTTACCTTTCACAGAGCCGGCCGATCGACGTGACTTTCCGCAATGTGGCCTTTAGCAATCCCAATGACAGCGGCGGCATCGACGTGTCGCTCGACTACGTGGGCAGCGCGGAATTCTTGAATTGCCAGTTCTCGGGCCACGGCGGGATTCAGATCGGCAACTATGCGCCGCCGCCGCCCGGGCCTCCTGCCTTGCCGGCCTGGCAGATCACGGTCCAGGACTGCAGCTTCATCGGGGACGGCAGCTCCGATGGCTTCGGCGCCGAGATTCGTGCCGCCCAGGGCGTGATCGAGGACTGCTCCGCGATCCGCGAAAATGGCATCGCCTTCGCCGTCGGCAACTCGGTGAGCCTGCGCGACGACCACGTCGAGCAGAGCGGGATCGCCTACCTGATCGGCTGGCACACCTCCAACAGCGGCGACTATTCCAACGACACCGCCGAGGCGGACACGATCGGCATGCAGTTCCAGCACGCCTCGAAGGGGACCATCGAGAATTTCAGCGCCCTGGGCGATGACCCGAGGTGCACCACCGGCCTCGACATCGAGAACGGCGGGCTCCTCTCGGTCACCTCGACCACCTTGGGCGGCTCCTGGAGCGATACCGGGATCCGGATCAACGCCGGGAGCTGGATGGTCTTCTCGCTGGTCAGGTCGCCCTCGTGGGCGATCGTCGGCGATCGCACGAATCTGGTGCTCGAGCTGACCAACGCCCCGAGCTGAAACGGGAGGAAGAGGTGTATGGGCGAGCTTCTGCGGGCCCTGAAGGCGATCCGCAGCCTGGCCCGGGATCCGAAGTATGACCACTTCGCCCCGATGGTCCAGGTCCGCCAGCTCTGCCGCCAGGCCCTCGAGCTGGCCGGCAATCTGTCGGTCGGCCGGCAACCGCGCAAGCAGCTCTTCGTTCTGCTGCACCCGAACAATACCCGGCTCGAGAAGATCATGAACGACGAGAACCTGGCCCGCGAGAAGCTGGCCCTCTGCGGCATCCCGGCCGAGGTGCTGAGCCTCGAGGATGTCGATCTGGAAGTGATCGGAGCAGATGATGCTGAGGCCTCGGAACCGGGCCGGCCGCATGCGCAAACGGGGGCGGATCCAGTATCTGCCCAAGGCGCAACTGAGCCAGAACCCGAATGCGTTCAATGAGCCCGACCTGGTCGGCGGCTGGCGAACGCTCGTGACGGTCTGGTTCAATCTCCGGCCGATCACGGGGCGCGAGCTCTGGTACGCCGGCCAGATCACCGGCGACGCCACGCACCTGATCGAGTGCCGCTTCGTCCCGGGTGTAACGCCAGCCATGCGGCTGGCCTATTCGGATCCGACCAGTCCGGACCCGAATACCGGAAAGCTCGGCAAGGCCCGCTTCTTCAACTTCGATCACGTCGAGGACCTCGAGGAGCGGCACATCGAGCTGGCGATCCAGTGTCACGAGTCGGTGTAGCGAGAATTTGCCCATGGCATCCGGTGCCGACCTCAAGCTGCGATTGACGATCAACGACCAGGTCACGAGGCGACTGAAGGCCTTGTCGCAGAAGCTCCAGAACCGGCTGACCAAGGAGGGGATGAACGAGGCGGGCAAGCTGCTCTCGCGCATGGCGGCCGACTTCGCGCCGACGTCGAAGGACCAGCGGCTCGTCCCAGGACTGCTCAAGCGAGCGATCAGCTTCAAGACCAAGACTTACCGCCGCCGCTCGAGCAGCCAGTACGCCTATGTCGTGGTGCTGATCGTGGGACCGAGGAAGGGATTCAGGACGCCCAAGTCGTTCAAGAAGGCACGGGCGGCGCTCCGCGAGGCCGGCGGCCGCCGCCAGGAGATCCGCGAGCTCTGGATGTCGATGCGCAAGAAGACCCGTTACGCGAAGGTGATCGGCAAGACCCAGTCCGGCGGCGAGATCTACCAGGTGCCCTCTTACTATGCGCACCTGGCGGGCCCGCGACGCCGCGCAACGTTCATCCGCCAGGCCGCCCAGGCCGGCCGGCGGCTCGTCTCGAGCCTGCTCGAGGGCAAGCTCCGCCAGGCCCTCTCGGAGGCCGGAGGTTAATGGCCGATGACCAGCAAGCACCTGATCCAGCTGCTCCTGAAGGTCCCGGCGCTCACGAACCTGGTGGGCAATCGGATCAACTCGAAGAAGGAGCCGCAATGGGTGGACATCCAGGCGGACGGCCCGTACCTGACGATCCGCCAGACAGCGGGCGGCCACGAGAAGAGCACCCAGGGGCGGATCGGCCTCCAGAACCCACTCTTCAGTCTCACTGCCTATGCCCTTACCACGCTCGCAGCCGACCAGATCATTGATGTCGCGGGCAGCTACCTCGACGGCCTGAAGTTCCTCTCCGTGACGGCCGGCGGCACGACCATCTTCATCAAGGCGATCCTGCAGGAGCCCTCGGATGACGAGGATTGGCTTCCGTCGCCGCACATGGAGGAAGTTGGCGTGCACACGGCCGGGATGGCCGTGCGGATGTGGTGCACCGAAGAACAATAGCGAGCAATCCTGATGGCCGGCTTTATCGGCTTTGGCTTCGATTATCAGCTCTCGACCAACGGCGGCGCCAGCTACGCCTCGCTCGGCTCGATCCGCGATATCGGCCTGCCCGAGCACGAGGGCACCAAGATCGATAAGTCGTTCATTCAGCAAAGTAACAAGTGGATGCTCAAGCGCCCGGGCCTCATCGATCCCGGTGAGTCTACTTTTCAGTTGATTTTTGACAAAACGACCTATCCCACGATTCTGACGAACATCAACGTCGATGGCAACAACTTCAAAGTCGTTTACTCCGATCTGGGCGTCACGGCCTCGACGGAGACCTTCGGCGGCTTCATCCGCAAAGTGAGCCGTCCCGTGCCCATGGACGGTCTGTTCATCATCACCGTGACCGTGACCGTGAGCGGCATCCCGACCTTCACCGCAGGAACCTAAAGCATGGCAGAGCCGAAAACACTGCCGAGGCCGCCGGCGCCCCACGAGGAGCCGTACGGCATCCACGACGTCGCCTTCGATCAGGCCTGGATCGCGGCCGTCGACCTGGGCAAGGTGCTGGCCGGCCATCCCGGCGATCGCGACCGCCTGGTAGCGCGGGTCCGCGAGGCCTTGCACCCGGCCAGCGTCCACGGCGAGCAGCACGACGAGAGCCGAGGACTGGACCTGCCGGACTACGCCACGGAATTGCTCAAGGCCTGCGACCTGGTCGGCCAGGACGACGACGCCGCATCGGCAGCGCTCGGCCGGGCCTGCTGGGACCTCTACCAGAGCCATCCGCTCCAGTTCTCGCTCAAGCACCTGAAGAAGGTGTGGAAGCAACGGCCCGAATAACACCTCGCCCCGCTCGCCCCAGAGAAAAGAGAAGCATGAAAACCAAGGCCATGCCGATCGAGGCGATCGTCGCGGCGCTCACCAAGCGCCTCGAGGCGGATCCGCCCGCCGAGGGGGAGTACCAGCTCCACGGCCGGGTGACGATCGCCCTCGACTGCGTCGTCCAGAAAGCCGGCGCCGTACAGGCCCGGCCAGCCCTTCGCCCAGACTGGCCGGCCGTGGTCGCCTGCCTGCTCAAGCGCGCCAAGGTCGATTGCGATCGGGTGAACCTGTGGCTCGAGCGGGCGTTCCAGGAGGTGCAAGAAGGCCATGGACCGGAGCATTACAGCGATGCCATCGCCCGCGCCCTCGAACGCCGGGCCGAGACACTCGAGCCGGTGACCCGCCAGGGCGCCACCAAGGTGGTCGGCCGCGTCGAGGTCATCGACTTCGAGCCGGCCGAGCAAAG